AGGCGGCTCAATATACCGATTCAACTTGATATTAAACTGTATGAGGCCGAGCAAATATCGTCACCGATGACGATGACGATTAATGAGGTTGATGGTATTGAGTTTGACGAATATGGCAATCCATCGGTGTACTACATTCTAAAAAATCACCCCGGCGGCACATCGGGCATATTAAATAATGCCTTTGGCGTCGCCAACAAGGTGGCCGCCGAGCACGTTATGCACTGGTATCGCGTGGACCGGCCTGGCCAATCTCGTGGTGTTTGCGAAATAGCATCGTCGCTGCCGCTGTTTGCCCAGCTCCGGAGATATACGCTTGCCGTATTGAGTGCAGCAGAAACGGCGGCAGACTTTGCAGCGGTGCTCGAAACAATGTCACCAGCCGATACCGATGGTGCACTCGTAACCCCGATGGATGTTATAGAACTCGAAAAGCGGATGATGACCGTGCTGCCGGAGGGTGGCAAGCTCAATCAAATCAAGGCCGAACAGCCGACAACCACATACGCAGATTTCAAACGAAATGTATTAGGTGAGGTTGCTCGCGTAGAGAGTATGCCGCTCAACGTTATCTTGGGTGATTCCTCTGACTACAACTACGCAAGCGGTCGCCTTGATTATCAGATGTACCGCAAGGCTATTGGTGTAGAGCAGTCAGACCTTGAAGACACGGTTCTCGACCGTATTTTCGCGAGATGGCTTAACGAGGCGATTCTGATTAGTGATTATCTGCCGCTGAAGGCCCGGAACACCGAGGCAATTCGCTGGCAGTGGATGTGGGATGGCAACGAGCATGTAGATCCGCAGAAGGAAGCTCGGGCGCAGGATGTTCGCCTCAAAAATGGCTCGACAAATCTTGCAAAAGAATATTCCAAGTCCGGCAAAGACTGGGAGACCGAGACTAAACAGTGGACTGCCGAGATAAAACTTATCGCAAGCGAACTTGGTGTAACACCTGGCGAATATCTAAAAATAGCAGTTGCAAGCCCGCAGACTGCAAACAAATCAAATGGAGATGGTCAAAATGGTTAAAGCCTCAAAAGATAAAAACCAAGTCTGCCCGGAACTCAAAGGTATCGCTGCCGATATGATAATTGAAGCAGTGGCATCCGGTGCGGATGGCAAGCCAAAGAATCCGCGATTCTCAATGACCGCATACACCGGCAAACCGATGCGTTTATGGGGCTGGTACAATCCGGTGGTTATTGATTTAACCGGACTTACCATTCCAAGCCAATCGCGGCCAATACTACTAAATCACATCAACGACCCTGAGTACGTCATGGGTCAAACTGACAAAATAAAAGTCGAAAACGGCAATGTGATTGCCTCCGGTGAGATCATGGGTGTTTCCGACAAGGCCAAAGAGGTGATTGAACTTGCCGCAAAAGGATTTAAGTGGCAGGCATCGATTGGTGCGGCTGCACAAAAGGTTGAATTTGTGCTCGAAGATAAAGAGGTCAAGGTCAATGGCGAAATGGTCAAGGGACCGGTTAATGTCATTCGGGCATGTCGATTAGGTGAAATTTCATTCGTTGCGCTTGGAGCCGACGATGACACTTCCGCAAATATTGCGGCAGGCAATTTTTTTGATAAGGAGCATATCATGGCAATAGAAGCCAAAAAAGACGGGCAAGATACCGTGCAGGCAACAGGGCTGCCTGAGTCAAAGCCTGAAATTAAAATTGAGGCTTCGGTTCCAGCCACGGCCCCAGACATGTCCGCGGTCAATGCGGCCAACGCTGCCAACGAGCGACGACTCGGCGCGATACGCAAGCTTTGTGGAACGAATCATGAACTTTGCGCAAAGGCAATCGAGGAAAATTGGACTCCTGAAAAAACAGAACTGGAAGTCCTGCGAGCCTCGACTCCAAAAATGAACGGCATCGTATCGCAGAGTAAAGAGTTCACACCAAGTGTGATTGAGGCGGTGGCGTGCCTGTCTGCCGGTGTGAGCGAGAAGCGTGTTCTTGCCAGTTTTGGCGAACAGGCCACAAATAATGCCGGTAAGTATCGCGGCATCGGGATACAGGAGTTGTTCCGCATGGCCGCGCGTGCAGAAGGCAGACCTGAGTTGCCCGCTTTCTCAGGCACAGGCGCAGATTTTATCAGAGCGGCATTTTCCACTCTGAGTTTGCCGAACATTCTGTCGAATGTTGCAAACAAAATCCTGCTCGAAGCCTATATGTCAGTCGAATCAAGCTGGCGCAGCGTCGCAAAGGTGTCGAGCGTCAATGACTTCAAAACTCACAGCCGTTATCGCCTTACCGAGAATATGAAGTTCGAGAAGGTCGGTGCAGATGGCGAGTTGAAGCACGGGAAACTCGGTGAACAGGCATACACCGTAAAGGCCGACACATCAGGCATTATGTTCAGCCTTAATCGGCAGGCCATAATCAACGATGATATGGGCGCGTTCGCAGACATTCCGAGAATGATTGGTATTGCCGCTGGTGATGCCGTTTCAGATGCGGTGTTTACGCTCCTGCTTGCAAATACAGGCAGCTTCTTCTCAGCGAGTCCAACTGGATACAATGCCAACTACGCCGCTGGCTCAACAACGGCCCTGTCTTACGATGCTCTGCTTGCCGCAGACCTGTTATTCTTGAATCAGGTTAAGCCGAATGGTAAACCGCTCGGTGTGAATCCATCAGTTCTTCTTGTTCCTAACGCGCTGAAGCGCGAGGGTTTGAGGCTGATGCAGAGTACAGTCCTTGCTGAGGGTGGTGGGAGCTCCAAGTCAAATGTTCCAACAACCAATGTAATGGCCGGGGCATATAATGTTGTGTCGAGTTCGTGGCTGGCCAACTCATCTCTGGCCGGATACAGCGCAAAGGCGTGGTATCTGTTTGCTGATCCTGTAAGGGCGGCAGCGATGGAAGTTGCGTTCTTGAACGGCGTTGAAACTCCGACAGTTGAACAGGCAGAAGCCGACTTCAACACGCTCGGAATCCAGTTCAGAGGTTTCCTTGATTTTGGAGTTGCGTTCCAAGACCCAAGAGCTGCAGTAAAGATGAAGGGTGAGGCATAATAGTTCGCTAAAAGATATGTTACTGGCCTCTGGTTTATTCCGGAGGTCAGTGTGAACTGTAAATAAAATCAAATGTTTGGAGAAATACAATGGCTCTTAATGATGTGAAATCTATTTTTGTTCAAGATGGTGCGAGTATCGACTACACACCGGGTTCGGCAATGGTCGGCGGCGATGTTGTCATATTTGGCTCGGGCGCAACTGGCTTTGTTGGTATTGCAAAATCTGATATTGCGGCCAACGTCAAAGGCGCAGTTGCAATCGAGGGTGTGTTCAATATGCTCACGGCAGAAGCGTTGGCGACGGTTGGCACGAAAGTCTATCTGACCTCGGCTGGCGTTGTTACCGCAACAGCATCAACCAATACCCCTCTTGGCAGGACAGTCGCAGCGTCCACAGACAGCGACACAAGAGTTCTGGTCGCAATTAACGTTCCGTAAATTTTTGGTTGTCCTTCCTCCGTAGGTACGGCTCGGTATGGTCACCCTGTACCTGCGGGGGCTTATTTGGAGAAGTAGAATGTCAAACCTACTCGAAACTGGCTCAGATTACCTGCACACACAGCTTAAACAATTTGCTTCGAGCGAAGTAACGTATCGCAGGGGCGAAGATAGCGTTGTTGTTTGTGCAGTTATTGGCAACACGAAGGTAGAGGTTGACGATGGTAGCGGGACAAAGGTTAAAACCGATATTGTTGATTTCATAATATCGGCGGCAGACTTAGTACGCAATGGCAACAGTATAGAACCCCAACACGGCGACAAAATTCGCTTTGGCCGTTACGAATATGAAGTTTTGTTTCTTGCTGGCGAGGGCTGCTGGCGGTTCAGCGATTCGTTTGGAAAAACAATGAGAATCCACACCAAAAGAACAGGAGAAGCACAATGACAGGCTTGAAACTTTTAGCTTTAACGCCGTTTATAATTACCGGACTGCTTTCGACCATCGACCCAGCAGGGAATCCATTTATCGAATATGGAGCGTTGGGAATTTGCGGCTTTTGTATGTTGATGTTGTTTCGGCAATTAAGCGACCAACGAGCATCACATAGGTCTGAAAGGGAAAGTCTCGTGTTGGCCTTACAGCAACAAAATAACAATCATAGATTGGAACGTGAGGCTTTAGTTTTGAGTCTTAACGCCTCAAACGAGCGAGTTATTGCTATGTTAGAAAAAAGCATACGCACGGATGAAAAATTTACGCAGGCGATGAATGATAGACCTTGCCTTGTAAGAAAACCGGAATAGACAATGTCAGTTAATACGATTCAAATATCGGATGCTCTTGTAGCTGCTCTTAACGGTGGCTCTTTTAGTAGTAAACAGTTTATCGCCAAACGGTCTGTGTTGCCGCTGTTTGAACTCAAAGACCTGTCCGATTTGCAGGTTACGGTAATTCCGAGAAACGTAGAAATAAGTATTCTCTCCCGTGATAAACAAATGTACGAGCATACGATTGACGTTGCCATACAGAAGAAGGTTGATAAGCCGATTGAAGTTGAGTTTGACAGTTTGGTTGCGTTTGTCTTTGAACTCGCCCAGGCAATTGGTGGGTATGACCTCAGAAGTATTTGCGCTGTGTATTCAGGTATTGATATTAAGCCTCTTTATTCCCTTGATGATTTGGCCCAGGACGGCGTGTTCACCAGCGTACTATCAGTAAAGTACAAGTCTTTATAAAAAACGAAATATAATGATTGATATTACCAACACAAAGCTGATTGAAGTTAAAAAACTTTTCTTTGACAAGGCGAAGGTTGTCAGGGCTGTTAGTAAGGCTGCGAGAAAAACGCTTAACCATATCGGCGGTTTGATAAGACTAACAGCCAGAAGGTCGATTAAGCAGGCAGCAAACCACAACTCCGTTAGTAGGCCGGGCAAACCTCCGCTGAGTCATACAGGGCTGCTTAAAAGGTTCATAATGTATGCGTATGACCCATCGAAGGAATCAGTTGTTGTTGGTCCGGTGTTGTTGGGTGGTCGCAGGGGCAAAGATGCTCCCCATACGCTTGAGTTTGGCGGTTCTACGAAAGTCAATAGCCGCAGGTTCGGCGGCAGGCGAAATGTATTTATTAAGGCGCGGCCGTATATGTATCCGGCCCTCGAAAAAAATCAGCAGACTATCTGCAAGATATTTAAAAACAGCATATAGCTAAGGAGTTAAACAATGGCAGTAGATTTTATTTTAGGAATGAACGCGAAATTGTACTATTCCGCAACGGCAGGCACAGCGTTAAGTGCGATGACTTTAATAGTCACAAACGTCAAAGATTTGACGCTCTCGCTTGATTCTGGCGAGGCCGACATCACGACAAGGGCTAACAGTGGTTGGAAGGCCAGTGTCGGCACTCTGCGCGAGGCTTCGATGGAGTTTGAAATGCTCTGGCTGCCGGAAGATGCCGGTTTTGCTGCAATTAAAACGGCGTATCTTACCAGCGTGACAATAGCGATGTGCGCTCTGACCGGCGTAAAAACCACAGGCTCAAAGTCTGAAGGTCTGTCTGGTGATTGGGCAATCACCAACTTCACTCGAACAGAGTCATTGACGGAAGGTATCACTGTAAAAGTTACAGCGAAGCTGGCGAAGTTTGCCGCTTGGGAAGTTTGCACATAATATAATTTATTCGGAAGGAGTAATGGTCTATGAAGGCATTTACGGACAATGCTTCAAGAACGTGGTCGTTGTCTATGACAATCGACAGCGTCAAGCGAGTAAGGGATTTGCTTGGTGTCAATCTTGTTGAACCGGAGGCGGGTGATCCACCTCTGCTCACAAGGCTTGGCACTGATGAGATTCTTTTATGCGATGTCGTTTATTGTTTGATTAAACCGCAGGCTGACAAGTTGGGCGTAAGTGACGAAGATTTTGGTCGTTCACTCGGCGGCGATGTCATACTTGCGGCACAAACAGCTTTGTATGAAGAACTTGCCGATTTTTTCCAGAAGCGCGGGAGAACGGACAGGGCGAAGGCCGTGACCGCGCAAAAGGAGATGATAGACCTTGCAATCGAGAGATTGACGATAAAGCTGACAGAGATGAATCCAAAAGCGGAACTCGACAAAATCCTTGGCAGTTGATTTACCAGTTAGCAGGCGCGATAGGTGTTGACCCTGCTAATCTCACGCTCAAGGAACTTCTTTGGATGTCGGAAGGCAGAGGTAAAGATGTATGGGCGAGGGCTTCTAATTTAATGGCCCTGATTGCCAATTGCAATCGTGATCCGAAGAAAAGTAAAGTTTTTAAACCGTCCGACTTCAACCCTTATTATATTGGGAAAGTCAAAGAAGATTCGATTGTAATAACAACTGAAAATGTTGGCATAATGCGAGAGGCTTTTACGGGAGTTAAGTAAATGGCAAATTCAGGTGCAATAAAAGCGGGAGCGGCTTACGTTGAAGTTTTCTTAGATAAGAATCCGCTTGTTCGTGGATTAAGGGCTGCCGAGCAGTCGCTTACATCGTGGGGACGTTCTGTTTCAATGCTTGGCCGAAAGGTTATGATGGCAGGCGCATCAATCGTTGGCGCGCTGGTAGGTTCGTCCATTAAGGCCGCGGCGATGGGACACGACCTTGAAGAAATGTCCAAAAAAACAGGAGTTAGCGTAGAGGCTCTCAGCGGGCTTATTTACGTTGCAAATCAGTCAGGCAGTAGTCTTGAAGGACTCGGCAAAGGCTTTCGCTGGATGCAGAAAAATCTTTTTGCGGCAGCAGGAGGCACGAAGGAGGCAGTAACTGCACTTGGTCAACTTGGCCTTACTGTTGCCGATTTACAAAAACTCTCACCGGACGAACAGTTTAAGGAAATTGCCGGACGTATCGGCTCGCTTGCGGACCCAACCGCAAGAGCGGGGCTGGCGTTAAAGATATTCGGCCGCGCCGGTACAGACCTGTTGCCGATGTTCGCTCGCGGCAAGGATGGTATAAATGCCCTGATTGCCGAGGCGGAACGGCTTGGCTTGATTATGAGCAGCCAGGATGCTAAGGCTGCTGCAGAATTCTATGAAGAAACAAAAAAACTGACAGATGTTCTTAAAATGGGACTATTCAGGATAGGCTCGGCAATCATTCCAATACTCAAAGACCTTGCCGAAAAATTCGTGCAGGTCGTTAAAGCGTGTTCTGATTGGGTCAAGGTTAATCGTGGTGTAGTTACAATGGCCTTGTATCTTGGCGCTGGCCTTGCGGTGGCAGGGGCGGCGTTAATGGCTTTTGGTGGAGCTCTAACATTCACAGGCAAAATGCTCTCAATTATTCTTGGTGCTTTCAGTATTCTCAAAACAGCGTTGATGTTCATACTTTCCCCGCTCGGCTTAATTGTAACGGCACTTGCGGCAGGCGTTGGTGCGTTTTTGTATTTCAGCGGGTATGGTGGCCAGTTACTTTCCTGGCTTGGTGAGCGGTTCAGGGAATTGAAAGAAGATGCAACAAAGGCTTTTAACGGAATCAGCCAGGCACTTGCCAGGGGCGATATTGCTCTTGCGGCCCAAATCCTTTGGCTCACTTTGAAGATGGAGTTCCTTAAAGGCAAACAGGCTCTTTTAGAGATATGGCTATCGTTTAGAAATACATTTTTGGAATACTGGAATGGTATCG